TGCATAATTCTAGCAAATTCAAGCCTCTTTAGCTTTTTGGCGTGCTCTGCAACATTATTAATATTTACCGGAGTGTTCATAACTCCAGTAATATGTTTCAACATATCATTCTTTTCAACAAATTCTTCTAGATGTAGACTCTTTGCTGATGATAGAATTTCTGTATAGCCGACAATATCTCCACTCTCGAATGAGTGCTTAATGCACTTATACAGGACTTTATTATTTTCGATTGTGAAACTCTCTTCATTTACGAAGAGTTCAACTTCTAGGAAGCATTCTTTACCATGCTGTAGAAGTCCAGCAAGAACCGCACGTTCAGATGCTACATTATAAAGATTAGATTCTTTACTCATTAAGATCTTCTTCCTATACATCTATCGCAGGTGTATATCTCTCTGGCAAATTGAGGATGAACCTGTAAATTTTTATTACAAACTGAGCATATTACATCTACAGGCTTGTATGGTTTACGCTTTCTTTCTGCTCTTTCTATATTATCATCAATATTTTCAAATCCTTTTTCTTTGCCAACCTCTGATATTAAATAATCCATTTCATCAAATTTGTTTGTTTTTTCGTTTTTATTTATTTCAATCTTTGCTGGTTTTTTTGTTGCTTTGCCTTTTCGTGTTTGTACTGGTTTTTTAGTTGATGGTGCTAAATTAGATTCTAACTTTTCCAGTCTAGCTAATAAAATATTAATGCTTGCATTTTCAGGATTTTCAGCTTTAGAAGGCAGCTCTATTTCCTGACCAGTAAGAAATGAATATGCTGTAACAATATACGACCAATCAGAATTCTCTACACCATGCTGCATGAGAGAGATGATATCATCAAGTAGAACAGTAACATTATTTTTGTTCATTTATTGAATCCTTTTACTTTTCCTAAATCTTGTAATAGCCCAACTCTTTTCTTTATGTCTTTACATGTTTCTGAGAGCAATTGTATTCCGGCTTCGATTCTTAGTTTGTTTTTTTCAACACTAATTGCGTATGAGTTTTCTCGTATAATAGCTTGTCTTTTTATCTCTGCTGGCATCCATGTGCTGTAGTCTTGCCAGTATTTAGACATAAGAAAATTTAATGCTTCTACCGACCAGTTCTTTTGTGTAGATAATATATCTAGCTTTTTTTGTAGAATTCCCGCATAGTTCATTAAACAGATAGCATATGCTATGCATTCTTCAGCAGATAGGCTGAGAAGTTCCTGATATTCTAAGTCTAGAATTTCCTTATATTTATTTTTGTCTTCTTTATATTCTATAATATTCTGTGATAAACAAAAAGACTCAACCCATTCATTGAATACCGCTAATGCACTTATTGTTTCAGGTACGTTGCTATTATAGTCTTCCATTGATTCTTCTCGTTATATGGTAAGATAAGTATGTTTATATCATTTAGTACACACCATTCTATTTTATCCTTATCTCTTTGTTTAGATTGATAAAAGTCCATAACGCTCTTATGAAAAAACGAGCAGTATTCATAGTGCTGTTTTCCATGAACTTCTATTATAAGCATTAAGTCAGGAATAAAGAAATCGGCATACAGCAAAGAAGGTCTTCCGGACCGCTTAGATCCCGGAAGAGTTACTTCTTCGTATAATGACTTATTTGGAATAATTTCTTGAATTAAGAGGCGAGCGTCTAAATGATAGGATGACTTATTGTTTCTAAATTTTCTTGATCTATTTTTTGTAAAATTAAAATTATGGCAATTTCCATCAAATCCAACAACTTTATACATTTACTAAAAGCTCTTCTAATTGATCTTTAACTTTACCGAAAATATCTTTTCTTTGAACTAGAAAATCATAGATTTTTGCCTGTCCTTGAAATTTTGGGGCTTCTGGAAATTCCTCTGTTCCTTCTAGGAATGGTATTGAATACCATGCACCGGACTTGTCTATTATACCTAAAGACTCGGCCAGTTCAATGATTTCTTTTTCTTTATCGATGCCTTTTCCATATCTAATGTAGCTGACGCACTCAGTTCCGGAGGCACCCATAGAAGAACATGAGATTTTCCAATGAACAAGCTGGCCTACTTTTTTTCCATTCTCTTCCCAAGGCTCAATTTTAGAAATATCAATTCTTGTATCTGCTTGGTACTGTACCATAACGCCACAGTCTGGAATTTTTATTTTACCATAACCAGATGTATTAGTAATATAGTGAGTAATAATAAGTACTATAATTTTGTTTTTTACTACTGTCTGAGCATTCTTTTTGATCCAATGAGACAATAGTTTTGGCAAACTAGCACGTAAAGAAGCAGAAGCACTTTCTTCTAATTCAGCACGAGGAACTAATGATGAACAAGAATCAATAACACATACCGCTCCTTTATTTTCTGGTCTTTTAATTAACTGCTCAGCAACATCTAGAAAGTCTTCTGCTGATAAAGACTCTCCATCTTCCGGACTATGAACTATTTGAATTTTATCTAGATCTAAACCTTCTGTTCCAACAAGATTATAAGTCTTTAATCGACTTTCTCCATCAATATAGATTACAGGACGGTCATCATCTTGAGCATTTTTGCAGATCTGTAAACACGTAGAACTTTTGCCAGTTTTAGGATCTCCAGAAATTATAGTCCAGCTACCTTCTAAAATTCCTCCGTTTAATGCAAGATCTAATTTTGGACTCACAGATATCGGCTTAAGGTCTTTTTTGACTGAAATTAACTCAGAGCCTTTTGATATAACTTTACCGAATGCCTTTTCAATTGCCTTATTAGAACTTAAATCTACCTTTTTCTTATCTTTCGACATTACAAGCCTTTCAATACATTCTTATTTTTTGTCTTCGTAAACGGTGCTTGTATACCTTTGCATTCAATCTTTTCACTTATAACTAATTCTTTTTCAGTTCGTTCTTTTTCAAAACTCTCTATAATTGGAACTAACTTATCAATATTTTCTTTTTTGGCCAGCTTCATTATATACTTAGCTTTTGGTGATTGAATAGCTTTAATGATACAATCAGCATGATATTTTTTCAAAAGCTTATTGGCGGCTATAACCTCTCCTTTGTAACTACCATGCAGAGGACTATTAGATAGCCAAAACTGCTGTGCATTACTACCGTAGTTTAGTGATTCACTACGTTTTTTAAAAATTAATTCAGCAATATAATTGGCGGGAGTTATGTATCCCGCCTTGTATATCGACTTGAAAGGTCTAGTTTCACTATATGGATATGATTTTGTCATTTTTTGATTTTATGAATATGCTTTGTGTCAACATTAGAGGCTCTAGACTTAACCTTAGCAGCTTCTGCTGCTGCTTTTGTCATAGTTACAATACCTCTTTTTTTATCTCTTGTCAATAATGATTGTGGTGAAGATGCCTTTTTCTTCGATTCTTCATATAGAGTTTCAATTTCAGATTCTTCTACACTAAGAGCCGTGGATAATTCCTTCAATGAAACAGTTGAGGCGTGCTGTTGAATATAATATTTTTCAGCAACACTCAGCTCTTTTGTTGTAGGCGTTTTTGCTACTTTTTTAATTGTTTTTTTTGTTTGCATAGTTTTCCTTTTGTTTATTCGTTTAGAATGTTAGTGATTTTTTGAAGCTTATCACTCAAATAAGTATAAGCCTCTTCTGTCGAACTAAATTTCATTTTTATGATAGGCTCAAAGTCTTTACATAAAAGCCGCAACTCTTGATTATTCAACGGCCTAGTAAATGAATAATTACTATCACAAGAATCGCATATGTATGGTGCTATAGTAAGCATTATAGTAATATTATCCATTTTCAATGTATCTTTGCTTTTGCTTATCTGACATTTTATTAATTTTTGAATGTAGTTCTTTTTTTGCAGATTTTAGTGCTTCTTTTTTAGAGTCTTTGTCTTTTAAGGTTCTTTCTTGAATTTCATACCTCCCTATCTTTTTAGCATTCCTTTCTGATAGCTGACCGATGGTTGTTACCTCTTGCCTGACCGATGCTAAAATCGGTACATGAATTACTCTTTCTAGGGAATCCATTCCACATTGTAGACAGTGTCTTAGAGGCTCGTCTTTTATAGATTGTTCGATGTTTTCAAATACGCTCTTGCAGTTTTCACACTGATAATCATATAGAAGCATTATTCCTCCAATGCTTGTAAAATTTGCCCTATGATTCCATTTCTTTGGATATCATCGTATGTTAAATAGCAAATGCCCACTCCTTTGATTTTTGCTAATTTATTGATCAAGATTGATAGTCCGCTCTTAGATTTTAAATCTGTTTGATTTATATCTCCGTTTATTACAATTTTTGAATTTTTACCCATCCTAGTAATAAACATCTTTAGCTGATCTAGTGTACAGTTTTGTGCTTCATCTAATATCATACATGAATAATCATATGTTGCACCTCTCATCAATTCTAACGGCTCATACTTAATTTTACCATCATTAAAGTATAGGCCATAATTAGCCCTTCCTAAGAAATTTTTGATATGTTCTTCAATTGGCTTTAGATATGGAGCTATTTTTTCATTCAGTTCTCCCGGTAGCGATCCAACCTCCTTCCCGGAACATACTAAAGGACGTGTTGCTATAATTTTGTCATAACTTCCTTCATGTAAGAAATTTGCAAATAATCCAGAGCTAATATAAGATTTACCGGAACCTGCTGGGCCAACACATATAGTTATTGGGTTATTGATGATAGAAACCATATAGTCTTTATGGTTTTCTGTCTTTGCCTCAACAAGCATAGACTGATCTTGGTTTTTATTTATTTTTGATTTTCTGCTTTCAGCCTCATATCTTGGAACTCGACGCTTTGCTGTTTTTCTCATATATTTATTTCTTATGTTAAATCTGTTACACTTTTATTAGCTTCCCAAAATCTACAACTCCAGTATTTTGCTTTCCATTTAGGTCCGGGATTAGTATCGCATTGATGACGGGCACGAAAACTCTTGCGTCTTTTAGGATCATCTCGCTTAATATCCATATTTGGATCACCAAAATTTACTTTTACGATATTACCCTTATCATTCTTAACATAAACACTAAACTTTTTTGGACCCTTTGGGGTTCTAAAAGGCTTGTTGAGTTTAACGTTCTTTTTCTTTTCTGCCGCCATTAATGATTCAACATCGTCTTCTTCATCATCTTCTTCATCTTCTTCATCATTATATTCATCTAAAGATGCATACATAATTGAATCAAAGATTTCTTCTATAAAATGTTCAGCTTTAGAGATCTTATCCTTCGTCCACTCTTCAAATTCAAAAGTCTTGGTTTCAAGCATTTCCACAATTTCCATAAGCTGCATGTGCATCTTATTAATTTGTGAAATCTGCATAGAACCTTCTTCGTATTCAGCCTTAGTGCTTTTTGGATGTGATTTTGGCAAGAGGTCATTATCCTGTTTGTAATTAGGATTACTTGGCCTGCCATTTCTCATTAAATAGAGGAAGGCGTTCACTCTTGCAATAGCCCATCCATCCCTTGACATATTCGGATGATGACTGGTAGAAAATGCACCCGCACCGCGACGATATACAGCTTTAAGCTGACCAAGAGTGACTTTGCTGCCCTTGTTATTTTCGGAAACCTTAGCATTATGTTCAGAAACTTTACTCTGTAGTTTAGAGATTGTTTCTTTGCTTAGTGTAATTTTACCCTTATCGTCTTTAGCACTATCTGGCTTATTCTTTTTGGAACCCTTCTTTTGATCTTTTTTAGGTGCTGGAGTTTTTCTTGGATCATTCTTTGGAGGCTTGCCATATTGTACAGCGATGGAATAATCTTCGGATTCTTCTCCAAAATCTACATATTCAGTTTCTAAAGGAATGTACATTAAAGATTCATCATATATGATTTCTTCAGAACCGAATGTAGATTCATAATAGCTATCAGATGCTTGTTGAATTATGTTTCCATTTGCGGCCTGCTGACATATAGCATATCTTTGCGAGTTGTCTGGATATTCTTCATTCATTTTTGGATTAGACATACATCTAGATAAAAAATCAGTTCTGTCTTCATTTTCTTTTCTTTGTGGAATTGGCATAACTTACTTTCTAAGTACTAGATATTATTCTTTAATAAAAACGCCATCTACCATTTTGCCTTTACGGTCTTTAATATCATTCCATGCTTTCTGCAAGCATTCAACTAATGTTAGCTTATTTCTTTCTGCTATATTGATAAGAACTACTATCATATCACCAATGTCGTCAGACACATCTCTTTTCTTGCAGATATTGTCAGATAATTCACCAGCTTCTTGCATTAGTTTGCAAAATTGATCTTT